TTAATTTATCTGTAAATGGTTTTACTTTCAATCTATCCTCCGTTTCCAAAGTGAGTACAAGTTAATGACCATTGTGCTACCATATAATCATCATAGCCTTCAACTTCTACGTTAAAATCTAAATCACCAAGTGTTATATCAACTGCTTTTGTAGCATCTGCTAACTCTAATGTTATATTATCGTGTACTAATGCTTCTAATATGCTAACTTGATTTAATACATAATCTTGAAACTTGTTATCTTTTCTTCTTAAAAAATAATACTGACACTCCATATCAAAACTTCTAACTTCCATAAATGTTGCTTTTTCTAATTGACTTGATCCAACAGGTATAATTCTAATAAATTGATTGCCTTTTAATTCTTCTTCCCAATTACTATACACAGGACACTTCATTTCAGCCCTTATTTTGCTCTTTAAAGCTGTTAAAATGTTTTTCCAATTGTTTGTATAGGTAACAGACACTATCTAACCATTTCTATCGTTTTATTGCTTTTGTTAGTTTGTTTAACATTTTCATCATATAGTTCAATTTCCCATACATCG